TCGGTTCCCTTACCACCTTCACGACGGGGGAGCCAATAATCTTCCAACATACTCAAGTGTTTTCTATCGTCACGAATTTCACCTGTTCCGGCGTCATATGTGATCTTATTGCGATAACGCAACATGATATCTCTTAAGTATTGTTCTGCTTTATTCTTTGGCAAAGATCCAACGTCGATATAAAATATTCTACGTTCTGGTGCTCTTGCCCAACGGTAAATTACAGTAGCATCTTCAACCATTCTTAACTGATTCAATGGCTTAATTGCTTTATGTAAATAACTTACTACTCGTTTTGTGCCGTAGTCAAATAGTCCTGAATGACAATAATTTATGGAGTCGGGAGATATTTTGATACCTTGAGTGGTATCATACATGTTGAATCTTTCTTGAACAGTATACAGATAGTATTCTTCTACACCGTCAATGATATCAACACCATTTACCTTTTGCTTTTTCTTTATTTCTCTTACTTTTTTAATTCTAAGAGGATCTATTTGTCGTACTTCTTTTATTCCTTGTCGTGGATCATCTTCCAAAATAATGTGGTAATATAACCTACCATCAATATACCAGCGACGAACAATCTCATAACACTTTCTATTGAAATCCAATAAGAATAAAATGTGTTTAAATTCGTCATATAATACTTTTTTAACTTCTTCTGGGATAATACTAGAATCAACTTTATCGATATTTAATTTAATAAATGTACCGGAAGCATCTTCTGTTATTACTTCATTCACAATATCTTCTATGCCCATTTCAACTTCAGCATGGAGACTCATTTCACGATACTTTTTAACCAAATCTACATCAGACTTGACAGTACCATCAAGATCTACATACCAACCTTGAAAACCACCGGCTTGGACGAAGGATGCGCCATCGTCCATAGCCGGGGGAATTACTGAGGGAACAGATTGTTGTTGCTCTTTAGTTTTACCAAAAGTAAAACCGAATATATCAAATGCCATTATAAAACTCCTTCACGAGTATATAGGTAGGTTAACGTCTTAGGTGAAGACCGTTCTTACCGTCTACTTCGAAGAAGTGGTACTTCAATGTTACTGTAAATTCAACTAAAGCGTCATTATTGTCGTGTGACAAATCTACGGCAGAAACATCGCTGCACCATGCCTTTTGCAGTTTATATGTTCTGATTGGGGCATGAGCGCGGTCTAATTGAATCAAATCAACTACAGCGTTCAAGTTGCTATCATTTGGCAACAATCCTGTATTGGCAAAATGCTTATTCCAAGCATGATTCCATGCTTCGAAGAAGTGTCTAATACGCATATCAGTACCATCACTTAAGATAGTAACTGATACGTCGTTATACACTCTATCGCCTGGGAATTTGTAAATTCTTCCCATGTGATTTACAGGAATTTCACCAACTGTTGTTTCTGGCAATTGAATGCTCTTAACGTGGACGATTTGATCGTCCGCATTGAAAGCAGGAACGCCTGCTGGTAAATTAGTGACTCTGAATTGGAACAGATTTGATCTTGCTCCGCCATCGAATTTAGATGTAAACTTGCTAATGTCCATTTATTGCTCCCTCTTCGATTAGGCTCCAACGACTTCTTCAAAGCTCAAACCAGTTGGTGTAGCAATGAAGTTGAGTTGAATGAAGTTGATTGATTTGTTTGGTTTGATATAGATATCTGCTACAAAGTTGTTTGAGTCGATTACTTGTGCTGTATTGTTTGTTTCATCACAAACTACACGGAAATCGGTGATACCTCTTCTTCCAAGAACATTTCTGAGGAATGGAGTTACCAAGTTTACAAATTGTGCTCTTGTAAACTCATCGTTGAATTCAAAGAGTTGGAACTTGGCGGCAGTTGCAATTGATTTCTCAAGAATTATGAACAATCTGCGAACATTGATTCTGTCAAAGGCAGATGGTCTACTTAAGAGAGTCTTGTCTCCGTAAAGAACAGGACCAATTCCGGGGAATGAAACTACAGGATTCATTCCAATCTTATACAAATCATCGCGTTGTGCTTGATTTGGATTGAAAGGAAGTTTGATTACTCTGTTAATTCCACCACGGTTTAATCCGGCTGGAGAGAACCAAGGATCATTTGTGCTATCTGTACGAGCACACAATCCTGCAATGTCTGCATTCAATGGAATGTAAACATATTCATCATTGTAGTTATCGTATTGGAGTTTGTATCCAGTATCGGCTACACCGTATGAAGTGGAATCTCCATTTGTTCTAAATGTGATGATGTCATCCAAATATGCACTTGGTGTTTGATTGAAACCATTTGTTGGTGTTGGGGACACGAATGCCACAACATCTTTTCTTGTTTCTGCTATTTCTGTTACACGATATGCGGCAGTTTTACCGAGTGGTCCAGTGATGAACATTGAAACATCAATGATTTCTGGATCACCCATATATGTGTTAAAGGCTTCTGCAATGTCGTTATCATTTGGAGTTGTTCCGAGTGCTCCACCGTACAGCATAGTAACTACAAGATTTTCTGAATTAGTCGAATTTCTTACAACTCTAAATGCAGTTGTAGTGATCGTGACAGCCGTACCCCACGGAGTACTGCCACCAGCTGCTGCTGCGCTAACAGTAAATGCTGATCCGAAAATATCTGCACCACCATCTACGTGATTTAATGACCAAACATACTTTGATTCGTTATTGATTACATCTTTATAATAATTAGATGTTCCGTTTTGATTTACTGCGTTTGATGCCTTTGAAAGGTAAGCAAACTTTTCAAGAATTGTACCAGCAGTACCGGAAATTTTACCATCTGCATCAATTACAAGAACGTGAATTTCGTCTTTAATCGCTGCTCCAGTTACTGTTGTTGCCCAAGGAGATGTTCCTGGCAAACCATCAAAATTACCAATATAATCAATATATTGATTTATGTTTCCATCGGTATCATTGCCGTATGTTTCAGCAGCATAATAATCCAAAACTACTACTTTAATACTGTTACCAAGTAAGCCCGGATACTTTGCTGCCCAGAAACCATTTCCAACTGCTGGGGTATATGCTCTAAATGATGTCAATCCGCAAAGATTGTGTCCTGCAACCGCAGCAGTACCGGATGTGGCGGTGAATGCTGAAGCAGTATCGTTGATGAATCTTACAATTTTAATGTTATTTCCATAAGACAAGAAATTGGCAGCAGACCACCACCATCTGTTGTATTTTGCTAAATCTGCATTGTCTGATGCTTTTGCTGGCTTATAAAATACTTCTGAAAGTTCTTTTTCGCTAGTAATTGTCACTGGTTCGTTACCTGGTCCCCATTGGAACAAGCCAATCATACCTGCTGGTGTGGTGGCGATTGCTGGCACCAAAAGTGTGACATCTTTTTCTGTTACATTTACGCCTGGGCTAATTTGAATTGCCATTGTTTCTCCTTCTAGAATTAGAAAATACTATTTGCTAGGAATATGTATAATTTTATGGTGTTTCGATTTTTACAAAATAGTATCGCCAAATTCACCACCAAACCCATCATCATCCCCATAATCCACGTTACTTAGGAAACCAAAAGGCATAATTTCTTCCTCAATCGCATCAATTTGCTTTTGAAATAGAGTCTTTCTTATATCCAAATCTGTCAAATCTTTAAAATAAGTTTGGGTACTTAACCAACCAAAAAGAACCAAGCACATGATCAGATCGTCATTGCTGCCAGTATCTGCTTCATATGAATTATTTTTTGAAATAAAGGTAACAAGTTCTCGCATGATATCGATATCGTTTAGTATCAGTTTGTCACTCTCTATCATACTCTTCAATACGGAGCATCCTAGACGCTTTACAACCTTTGTGGTGCGTACACCCAACTGGGTATCTGAGTTACCAAACCCACCATCTAAAGTCTGACCCTTTCTTCCCCGCACAGAAGATATAAGAACATTTTCATATTCTAATTCTTTATATAAAATATCAGCAACTTGTCCGCCAATATCATTGATTTCTACTAAAATAAATGCTTCATTATATTCCCTAGAAGTATTCATAATAATATTGGGATATACCATAGGAGAAATCATGTTATTTTTAAATACAGCAACGACCTTATAGGGCATCTCAGTTATATCAAGTACACAAAATGCACTATAGTCTAATCCTTGACCTCTAGAGGTATCAACCAAAGTCAAATAACTGTGCTTCTCTTTTGGTTTTTCATAAACTTTCAATCCATCGTCATTTTTATAAATTGGATTGCGGAATACCAAAGTCTTCAATTTATTTGCACTAATGAGTGTATTTGTAGAACCAATGAAATCACATTCGTGTTCTGTTCGGAACTTGTCTTCAGAACCCAAGTTGCGGATTTCTTGTTCGCGCCAGACTTGATCTCTGCCGGGAACTTGACTCCAATGGATTTCTACATTCTTAAAGTCGTTTCGGTGTTCCGCAGAATCCACCCAAATCTTATAGAATAAATTCAAACCGTTTGGTGTGGAAATTATTACTAATTTGGTAGTCTTACCGGAAGTAATTGTTGGAAATACAGAGGTATAGAAATCATTTGCAATGTTTTCGGGAACGTGAGCAAACTCGTCCAACATGATAAGATTAAAAGATCCACCACGGATAGCAGAAGCAGAGGTAGCAGCAGCAATAATTCTAGAACCGTTTTCCAGTTCTATGCTCTTTTTGTTCCATTCCTTAATACCTTGTTGTAGCCACTTCGGAAGGTATTCGTATGCAACTTTTAATCTATCCATGTGCAACTTTGCTACGGTTTGTTTATTTGCAAGAATAGCAACATTGCTGGTAGGATTAAAAAGAATATACCAAAGAATATAAGCAACCAGAGTAGTTGACTTACCGCATTGACGAGGCATTTTGCCTATCGTAAATCTATTTTCATTAATAGTTTCAACAAACAGTTCTTGGAAATCAAACATATTAAAATTGATAAGTCCTTTGTCCAGACTTACAATCTTGACATAGTTTTTAATAAAGTAAATCGGATCTTGGGAGCACTTAACATATTCTTCTACTTGTTCGGGAGTAAAAGAAACGTTTACATTTGCTCGTTTAAGATTTGGATTTCCAAGATATGTTTTTTCTTTATTCTGCATCTATAATATCGCCATTATTTTCTAACTTCTCAATTTCTTTTATTTTTCCACGAAGCAGTTTTTGCAGATCTGCCGTACTACCGACAAATATAGAATTGTTGGTAGTTACAGAATTGGGAGTATTAGTTTGAGGTTCTCCCTTAATAACCTTCATCTTGTTGTGCATATCCAACAGATCTTTATTCGTCTCAGCAACAGTTTTAATTAATTGTGCAAGAACTTCATATGCTCTTGGTTGTTCTGTTTCCGATGCTAAATTCAGAATACCATCTATAGCAGATGTACCTTTGTTTATTAGTTCTTTTAAATTATCTCTTACCGTGAGATAATCTTTATCCAGATCGTCCTTTTGAACAGTAATTTCTGTTGCTTTGCGTAATTGTGGGACTTCTGGTTGCGGGGTTGGTTCTATATTAAATTGTTTTTCCAGTTCATCAAATGACATAATGTATCCATTAATATTCTGTGATTGTTTCTTTTATATCGTAGTCATCACTTGGAACTACTTGTACTCCAGACTTTAATTCAATTTTATCGCCATTAGTATCTAGGACATAATCATCA